TTCGATGATAACTTCAAAGTAGAAGAAGGTGATTATCCTCATCTACTTAAACTTCTTAATCGCAAGAAGATATCTAAAGAGACATTCATCATCATCAATGATTGTGTTCGATTCTTTAGCTCTTGGAATAAGAAGATCACTGATCCAGTCCTATGGCCAAAGATCGCCATGAACTGCAAGAAATTTAGACCTTTCATTGAATATGAAAAGGATAAATACTGTGATATCTTGAGAAAGCGTTTTTCTTGATATATCATAAATCGTAATAAATCATACATCGTCATACAACGGAGAATATAAATGACTGTAATTAACTTTGAAGCAATGAAGCAGAATCGCAAGTCAAACTTTGACAAGCTCACTGCAGAACTCAACAAACTGAGCCAGAATACGTCTCAGGAAGGCAATCGTCAAGACGACGAAAGGTTTTGGAAACCAGACGTCGATAAGGCAGGGAATGGTTATGCGGTCATCCGTTTTCTTCCCGCGCCAGTCGGAGAAGATGTGCCTTTCGTTCGCATTTGGGACCATGGGTTCCAGGGTGCTGGTGGTTGGTATATCGAGCGGAGCTTGACTACGCTAGGTCAGGCAGATCCTGTATCTGAGTACAACACGAAGCTCTGGAATTCCGGGATCGAAGCGAATAAGGCAATCGTCCGGGCACAGAAGCGTCGTCTTAGCTATTACTCAAACATCATGGTCATCAAGGATCCTACTCGTCCTGAGAATGATGGAAAGGTATTCTTGTTCAAGTACGGCAAGAAGATCTTCGACAAGTTGAACGAAGCGATGCATCCTCAGTTCGCTGATGATGTGAAGATCAACCCATTTGACTTCTGGGAAGGTGCTAACTTCAAGTTGAAGATCCGTCAGGTAGAAGGTTATCGTAACTATGATAAGTCAGAGTTTGATAAGCCATCTGTCCTGCTCGAAGATGATGCTGCTATGGAGACGATCTGGAAGGGTGAGCATTCCTTGACAGAGCTTGTCGATCTTAAGCACTTCAAGTCGTATGCTGATCTCAAGGCAAAGCTCGAGAAGGCATTGGGATCTTCCGCATCTGCTCCGGCAGCTGCACATCATGAAGAGGAAGATGCTTTCCAGATTCCTCAGAAATCAGCACCTATGAAGGAAGCCCCTAAGGCTGCTGCTCCATGGGATGACGATGATGAAGATCTCAGTTTCTTTAAGAAACTTGCGTCTGAGTGATCCTTACGGAGTCACACCTACAGTAGCGAGGTGTGCTCGTTCCATATGAGAGACAACGGGGGCGGTGCTTGGCGTCCCCGAACTCACTCTAGGAGATATCGAAGAAGGTCTGCTATTTGTCACATTGTTCTTCGTAGAGTTGTCTATTATGATTGGTGCAGCAGGAGCTGACGCTGATATAGCAAGATCATTTACTCTTTTTAAGAACGCAGGAGCAGTCGGATTTTCTATCGGCATTAGATCCGCCATACTGTTGCCAAAATTAGCGCTAGCAGAACCTGTAAATGTAGGCTGTTCTTGATTATTAAAAGTCGGTTCAGCTTCATCAAATCTCTGATCACCTGCCATTTCTTGAGTAGTATAAGCCCCTCGAGGGCTCATTTTTGTAATAGCGGTTAGAACCGAACGTTCGGCAGCTTTTCCAGCAGCTATGCCAGTTTCGCTATCAGGATTACCTGTCGATCTAGTAAGAGGATTAGATGTTCCCGGTATTTTACCTATAGTAGATTCCCACAGATCATAGGCATAATCATTGACTATAGATCCGAGATTAGCAAACATGTTTTTAACTGTATCTATAGCTTCACCTATTTTCTTGCTAATATAACCGGCAAGATCAAAGTTAGCAATCTCTCCTATTTTTGCAACAAATTCAGGCCCGAAGTAATTTATTATCTTTTGTTTAAAATCTTCAAATGCTGTTGTTATCGCACCTGTTATACTCCAGCTAGCCCACCATTCATTGAAGCTAACTGATGCACCAGCCATTTTTTCACTGACCCATTTTCCTATGTCAATGAAAAAAACTTTGACTTTTTCAATTAACGCACCTGATATAGACCAGCTATCCCACCATTCATTAAAACTGACTGATGCGCCAGCCATTTTCTCACCAACCCATTTTCCTATGTCAATAAAAAAATCTTTGACTGTTCCGATAAGCTTTGTAAACATTTCACTAAAAGAAAATGAGTTTAATTCTTTTTCAGCATTTTCAAATCCAAATTTACCCAATACCCATGCTATAGCGCTTTTAAGCATATCTAGAGGACCAAATAGTAAACTGTTAAACAATCCTGTTACAGCTCCGGCTATAGCGCCAACAATTCCTTCTTTTTCGTAACCTTCTATCATACCTTTGACTGTATCCCATAAAGTCATGACAACGAATAATGGATATACCAATTTGCTAACGATACTGGACACAAATTTAAATACGCCAGCAAATCCCCTTAAAAATTTCATCATATTTCCTGCAGTTCCTGCTACCCCAGTAAATATCCCGCTAAATGATTTGAATACATTTACTATATAATTAGCTGGACCCGAAATTAAACTTTTAAGCACATTAAACGCTTCGATAAAGGGTGCTGATAATTTAATTATCCCCTGTCCGAAAGCTGTAAGTATTCTAGCTAATCTAGATTCTGAACCTACGCTCTTAAAAAGATTGGATATTTTACTAAACGCCTCTTCAAATACAACGCTAATATTTTGAATATTTTTTGTAAAGAGTGTTTTTAATTTTAAAAATACATCATCAAAGAATGTGCCGATAGCAGTGAATTTACCTTTGATAGATTTGATGAGCGATTCAGGTAATAGTGCCTCAGCAAAAAACTTTAAAGTTTTCAACCAACCTAGGATGATCCCATAGACGGTTCCTAACGCCGCTGCGATTATCTTGCTCCATTTACCTAAAGATGATTGTTCTTCTAACTCTTTTGTATCTGTGTCAGTAACACCTTTACCTGCTTCTCCTGATTTTCTATTAGCTTCTCTTTCAGCTTCGATGCGGCCTTTTGCTGCGGCAGTCAGTGAGTATAATAGGTCTTGAAGCAGTTCATTGTTATCTTGCAAGACATTCAAGATGCTCTCTAAGATGCCAACAGATTCTTTTCCTGGATTTTTCCCTCCACCTGACGGAGACGCTGCGGATCTCCTGCCGCCGGTTCCCCCGCCCTCGGCCCCCATCGTGACTAATCCGCCGACACCTGCAGCATCAAGAGTAGCAGCTGCAACGCCACGAAAACTAGGAATAGATCCTACAGAAGCAGCGATAGTTCCTGCCCCTATAGTCTTTGCTATATTACCTAAAGTCCCGTCAAGTGGGCCCCTGCCAGAAGATACTTTTTGTGTTACTCTGCTTAATCTGCCTTCTTCTTTCTCTTTGTATTCTTTTCTTTCTTCTTTTGTCTTTTTAGTAGAACGTTCTACAGAAGAATCTTTCTTCTTCTCGATCTTATCAAGTATCTCAGTCTGTTTCTTTGTTTCTTCTAATTGAGCCAAAGCGACTTTAGCCTGCTCAACTGCAGCAGTCTGAGTACCTTCTTTAATGATCCTTCGAAGGATGTCTTCTGGTGTATCGTTCTTAGCCATTTTTTCTTTGTTCTTCTACTTGTTTTAGATGTTGCATCAGCAGTTCCACAAATAGATCCCTCTCATAAGGATACATATCATTTAAATCAGACATACTGTATTTATGGTGTTGCATCAAAGAGAACATAGTATTATAGTAGACCGCGATATTAGAATACCCGGTCATCACGTAAAAAAACTATTGAGACCCTTCAGAACAACATCAGTCGATTTGCCAGCTTTATTCTTTAATGTCACAGTATGTTCTAGAGACGGCATCGTATCAAAAAATTCTTTGATCTTGTTCATGCTATCCATAGGTAGACTGTTAACGAATTCTTCGAGATCTTTTTCTGTAAAATCCGTATATACTGTCTCGCTGTCATAGATCTTATCGATACACTTGAACAACATATCAAATACCGCATCTTCTTTGTTATTTGAGTCATCGAGCAATCTGACTTCATCTAGAGTGGGATATCTCATCGCCAATCCTACATCATCATGTATGATGAATTTGCTCTTATGATCTGGGTTGTGTTTGATCTCGATGTTGTCTAGATTAACTTTGAACTTGATGACTTCTTCGGTGTCAGGATCTTTGTATTCGAGATCCACGACTTCACCTATCGATTTTGAACGAAGCTTAACGAACAGATATTCAACATCAAATGTTGCTAGCTTATCTACATCTACTGTTTCGATGATACAGTTCTTAATGATCTGCTTGACTGCGGCGATAACATCTTCAGTCTTCTCTGAAGATTTTGCCATCAGAAGGATCTTTTCTTCTTGCACGGTGAATGGTTTGATATTAATGCTCTGCTGAGTAGAAGGTATTGTCACAGAGTATGTTGGGTGTTTGAGCTTAGGTAATGCCATAATATAGGTATCCTTATGTTAAAAATTAATGCCGTCACGGATACGGCTGCCTTTATAGATCAATTTTTCTGTTATCTTATTCAACTGTTCATCGATATAATTGCTTGTAGAAGTCAGCGCAGTTGTTCTAGTCAGTGAATTTCTATCGGCAACACCTTGATCTAATGTGGTTGATGTCCAGTTAGTATATGCAAAAGTCACCGGAATTTTTAAGATCTGATCTTGCATGTTCCAATCGACCTGGATGTCTCCGATTGATATAGGATATGCTTCGAGCAATTGATATTTTACAATCGTGTTATCTGCTTGTTTTGTAGTGTTTATCTCATTCATATGGATGATCTCTACAATACCGTAATATTCGCTAGGATATTGGAAAGAATTCAATGGCAACCCTTTGACTGTCCCGTTAGGATTTGCTGCATCATTGAAGGAAAATACTGATTGCATCCATGCATGAAAATATTTAAATACTGATCCGTCTGCATCGCTATAGAATGTCAAAGGGACATCTTGAAATATCGTAGCATACGGACGCTTCTCGACGTTGCCGTAGCCAGACATCCTGAACTCATCTGTCTGGTATCCCAGGCCCGGAAGAACAGCGCTGTCACAAAGGAATGAGAGATTTTGTGCCCCTCCTACTACTGCAGGACCTCTGTCAGCTCGTCCGACATTAGCATTTGTTGACCTTGTGATAGTGACCATGAACTTGGATGCCTTGGACAATCCGCCTACTGAATTAACTGCAGAAAGCATTTCATTGATACTAAACGCCATTTATGATATCTTTCGA